GCTCTCGTCCAGGGTGACCGTCAGGCGGAACTCCTCGCCGCACCACGGGCAGGAGTACTGGTCCCAGGTGATCTCGTCGCCGTAGGTCGCACGCCGGATCTCCATGAGGAGCATGTCGCGGTCGCCGAGCAGGAGGTTGGACAGCAGGGGGGCGCTGGTCTTCTCGTCGCCCACGGAGACGGTGCCTGCCGTGAGCAGGGTGGAGATGTACTTGCCGATACCACTCTGGCGGGCCTTGGTCAGGGCCTCCTCGTCGGCGCCGGTCAGTTCGCGGACCTCGGCGTCGTAGCGGACGGATGCGTAGTCGCTGCCCAGAACGTAGCCTCCCGGCAGGCTGAAATTGCCACCTGCCGGGAGGGTGATCTCGGGCTTGGCGACCTGTGCCCCGGCGTCGTTCAGAAGCGCCGTAATGGCGGCATTCGCTGCACCGGGGTTGGAGAGGGGGTTGGTGTACCCCTCGGTATTAAGGTCGTTAGCCACTGGTTATGCTCCTAGTCGAGTCTCGGGAATCCGCTATTAGAAACTAACGGAAGACGACCCGACACTGTTAGCCAACTTGAACTCGAAGCCCTCGTGGGCGAGGGTCATTTGCTGGACGACGATCGCGTTGGCGCCAGCGTCGAGGTCCGAGAAGGCGACCGCCGTAGGCCACGCGTTGTAGACGCGGAATGCGGCCTTGGCCGGAGTGGTGCCGGAAGTCACCGGGTGGTCGAGCACCTTGATGTCGACCATGTGCCGGAATTCGGCACCCGCCTTGCCGGAGCCGGTGCCCTGGATGACGGTGAACAACTGGCGCATCCAGTCCATCATCTGGCTGTCGCCGACCGCGAGGCCCTTGGACAACGTAATAGGGGCGAAGTCGGACTGTCCGGGCATCTTCTGCGTTGTCGTGTTCATTCCACCCTCACGGTATGGAATGACCTCAGTCGTGACGTTCAGTCCCGAAACGGACATGAAGCCCATGCGGGCGAAGCCCTTGATGCCGGGGTGCTGGATCTGGACCTGGAACTTGAAGTTCCGCAACGGGTCCGTTGCGATGTGCCCCACGGTCGAAGTGGTCGTAGCCATCAGTCAGTTACCTCTCAGGAAGTGGCCGTCGAGTCGGTCGCGGAGGACCCACCCGAGTACTGGCCGATCTGGATCACGATGAATTCGGCCGGGGTCTGGAGCGCCACACCGACGGAGATGTTCACGACGCCGTTGGCCACCGAGGCAGCCGTGTTGTTCGAGGAGTCGCAGGTGATGAAGTACGCCTGGTCCGGGGTGGTCCCGGCCAGCACGCCGGTCTGCATCAGCGTCAGCAGGTACTGCGTGATGACCGCGTTGACCTGGTCCCACAGGATCTGGTCGTTGGGCTCGAAGACCGCGAAGCGAGTCGCGTCGAGGATGCCCTTCTTGATCAGCATCAGCGAGCGGCGGATGGAGACGTACCGGTCCGGCATGCCGGTGGACAGCGTCCGGGCGCCGTAGATGACAAAGCCCGTGCCCGGCAGCGACTTCAACACGTTGATGCCCGCGACGTTCAGCGCGTCCTGGTCGTCGTTGGAGAACCGGAACTCCGTGTCGAGCACACCCTTGAGGACGGTGTCGATACCGGCCGGAGGCTTCTGCACACCGCGCGAGGCGTCCGTACGGGAGTACTGACCGAGGACCGCACCGCCCGGGGGCAGCAGACGCGCCGAGCCGGAAGCAGTGGTGGCCGGGTCATTGACGATCAGCCACGGGCCGTAGACGGCCGCGTACGAGGACGCCGACAGCGCGGAGCCGCCCGTGGACATGTTCTGGAGCGACAGCGCGTAGGAGTGGGCGTTGTCGGCCGAGGTCGACTTCACGCCGTCCACGACGACGAACACGTTGCCCTGGTCCTCGGCCCACGCGATGATCGGGTTGAGGACGGTCGCGTCGGTGACGCCCGGGACGTTGAGGATCAGGTTCGCCTCGACGGTCTCCAGCCGCTCCGTCGCGGTCGCCAGGTCCACGGCCGCAACACCGTCCGAGCCGCCAGCCAGGGGGATGCCGGTCGCTATGGCCGGGGCGTGGTTCGGGGCCCACGTGGTATTAAGCAGGCTCTGGACCTGGATGAAGGACGAGCCGGTGACCGGGGAGTTGATCAGGGCCTGCGCGTTGCGGGAGTCGGCCGGATCCAACGAGACGTCGGTGAAGCGTTCCTTGAGGAAGGCCGCAGTGTCACCGCCGACGTAGACGAACAGGTCGAAGCGACCACCACCGGAGGACGCCGCCGTGACGTCGAGGTAGACACTGTTCCCCCACACGCCCGGGGAGATCGCCTTGACCTTGAGGGTGTCCTTCGCGGTCGTCTCGGTGTCCTGAAGAGTGACGGAGGCCGCGACCGCGTCGGAGGCCGCCGCACGCACGATGTACGCCGCGTTGCCGCCGTTGTTGAAGTAGGAGTAGACGGCGAACGGGAGCAAGTCCGAGGTGTCGCCGAAGGCGCCGAAGGTGGCCACGTACTGCGACCAGGACGACACCAGCGTGGGAGCCAGCGGGCCGCCCTGCTTGTTCTTGCCGACGAAGGCCGCAACGGACTCGCCCGGCGTGTTTACGGTCTGGCTGAGCGGGGCCAGAGTCTCACTGATGTAGACACCCGGCCGCTTGTAGACAGTCATCTGTTTCTCCTGGGTAAAGGGAATTCCTGGGGTTACGAATCCTGGGTCCGGATCATGGGCGGATTACGTGGTCCGTGAAGTACTCGAAGCCCAGCGCGACGCTGGTCGCCTTGACATACGCGTCGGCGACAGACGGAAGCATTTCGCTGGAGACAGAGATCAGGTATTCACGACGGAACAGACGCTTTCCGTTCTCGTCGCGGGTGTCGGCCAGCTCGGGGCCGCCGAGAAGATCCAGGCGCCGTACCGTTCCGTCCTCGGGAATCTCCAGAAACCCGAACCGCGCAGGAAGCCGGTCGCGCTGCATCATCAAGGACGCCAGCGCAATGTCGTGCTCCGCGAGCCGGGTGAAGACCATGACGCGGTACCGCAGGTCGAAAGGGATCGGGTACTCGACGAGGTACGGGGACTGCGTGACGTCGTAGGAGGTGTCCCCCTCCGCCCACCAGCCGGTAGCACCCTCGGGGGCGTACGGCAGGTAGACAGGGCCACGGTGCTCACGCTCGTCGGCCTTCTCCATCCCCGCGTGCTCGATGACCACCAGGGGGAAGGTCTGCTTGGCCAGCTCCACCTCGGGAATGCGGTAACGCACCGGAACGGGTCGACCGTCCGGTGCATTCGCGTCGGTGACAGAGAGGCCCTGGAGTTTCGCCTTAACGGCGCGGTCCTCGTTGATGAGCCATGGCAAAGCGGGCCTCACGGGTCTCGAATAGCAGAAAGTCTTCCGCCATTCAGGATCCCAAGAAAGCCGGAGAAGTTTATAGTCAGACCGTCTGGGACCAGTGCGCGAACTGCGCATCGTTGACCAGCTCGTCCGGCTTCATCTGTACGCACTCGATACCGACGATGATGTCCCGGTTCTGAATCTGGCCCAGAACAGAAATGGACGTGACGCGGAAAACCGAGTTGTCGTAGACGATCCGGTCGACCAGGTACTTGCCGTGGTCGATGTCTTGGTCGGTGAACCCCATCTTCCGCAGACTGTCGAACGACGCGGTGACGGAGATGTTGTCGACGGTGTACAGACCCTGCGGGGTGTCCTGCGAGGCGCCCTGGCTGTGGATGACGTGCAGGGCCGGGATCCGGTAGGGGCCGATGAACGTCTTCCCCTGCCCCGTCGCCTCGTCGTACAGGTCGTCCCCCGCCGGGTCGGTGTGGGAGTAGCGGTAGTACTGGACCATCTCGCCGACCTCGTGCTGGCGCCCCCGCAGGGACGCCATGATCTCGGTGGTCTCGTAGTTGGCGTTGAACCGCCCCGACCGCTTCCAGTCCAGGCGGCCCATCAGAAGTACCCGCCCCAGGTCTGAGAGGGGATACCGGACTCGTCGTCGTTCTGGTGGCCCGGCCCGATCGGCGGCAGGATCCGCTGCGGCAGCGCGTAGTCGTCGTACTCCCGCTCACGGAAGATCGGCACGAGACGGCCGGTCGTACGGGAGACGCGCCGCAGGTTGGTGACCTCGATCGCGTACAGGCCGACGCCCATCTTCTCGCACAGCATCTTGTAGCGGTCCGTGAGCAGTTCGATCTGCTTCTGGATCTGCGCGAACCGCTGGCCCCGGTCGACCGAGGTGCCGTCAGCGGTCTGGACGTTGATGTCGGTCGCCGCGTCGGTGGCCAGCGCCCACATCGCCTCTGTGCACGCCAGCATGACGATCATGACGTCCTCCTCCGGTGGGAGGGTGGCGAAGTCGACGGGCTCCTCGCTGTAGCGGATGAACCCGTTGTCGTCGCGGTACCGGGCGGAGATCGTCCGTCCCCGGTTGTGCTGGGCGAACGCGTCGCCCAGGTAGACGTCCAGCTCGTCGTCGGCGAACAGGCTGTAGGACTGCCCGGACACGAGCAGCAGCGCGTCCAGAGGAAGCGCAGCGTTCAGGGTGAGGATGCCGTTCAGCGCGTCCAGGACGTAGTCGCTGGCGGTGAGTACCGTCTGCGTGGTGCCGACGACCTGGACAGCCTCCAGGCCGGTGACGTTGTTCGCACTCAGTTCGTACTCGGCGACGTCCCCCGTTCCCCGGATGGTGTCGCGGAACGGCGTGAGCCGGTCGCCCAGCTCGTTGCGTACCCGCGACCGCAGGTCCTCAAGGGTGGCCATTCCGCGACTCCGATCAGGTATTAAGGGTCAGCGCGCCAGCGGCGATCTGAAGGGACTCGTTCGTCGCCGCCTGAAGCGGGCTGTCGATCGGCCACGCGTAGATGACGGTGCCGGTCGTGCCGGACACGGAGGTGACCAGGGCGGCGTAGGTGGCCGCGTCGGTCATGTCAGCGGTGAACGGACCGAAGAACAGCAGCGCGTTGTTGCCGGTGGTCATCGGGGCGCCGGACGGCGCGGTCCATACGACCTGCTGCCGGGCATAGCCGGGCGTGGAGACCTCCGGGAGGGAGGTCATGCTGTAGGTGCCGTCCTCCTGCGTCGGGTCGGCAATCAGCAGGGCCAGGTAGGTCGTACGCGGCGCCGCGAGGGCGATGGCCCGACCGGTGAGCATGTCCAGGGCGTTACCGGCCCAGACGGGGTTCGTACCGGCCATCAGGCATCAACCTTCTTGAACAGTCGCGTGAAGTCGGACAGGTGCAGGGAGAAGTGCCGGACGGACTTGCCCGGCGCGTGGTCGCCCTCGTCGGTGATGACGTGCGTGTCGTGGACGTGCGCGAGCAGGACGGAATCCTCGCCCGCGTGGCCGACGCCAGCGGTACCTGCCGGGTGCACGTCGACCACGACGACCGTGGAGCCGGTGGGAAGGTGTCCCAGTCCGGCTCCGTGGCCCTCGGCGTTCTCCAGCACGTACGACTCACCCGGTGCGGGCGCGGTCTTCACGAGTGAATCGGTCTTCATGAGTTAGGTCTCCTTGGACTGTCAGTGCCAGATGTAGCCGAGCGAGTCCAGGTGGTCGTAGAGAGGCTTCGGCGCCTTGTAGCGCTGCCCCTCTACGAAGTCGTAGTGCTGACCGTGGCCGAAGGTCATGTTCTCGATGGGGGTGTTCACGCGGAACTCGCGGTGCGGGGTCTCCACCTCGACGGCCTCGGCGACCTCGATGACGGTCTCGACGACCGGCTCCGGGGTCTTCGGCCGGGCCTCGACGACGGTGTCCGACTTCTCGGAAGCCGCAGCCGCGTTGATGAGAGAGATCTCCCTCTCGCGGGCCGCCAGTTCGTCGGCGTGCTCCTTGGTGAGGGCGGCCTTGTTACGGCCGGTCAGGTCACCGGGACGAGCGACATTGCGTGCAGGCATTTGTTTCTCCGGGTTCGGGACTCAGGTATGTGAGGCGGTACTACTTTAACGAGGAAGGGGAGCGGTCCTGGTAATCCAGAAACCGCTCCCCTAACCTTCAGGATCGCGCGACCGCGAATACCAACTAAGCCATCAGACGGGCTGAGAGATTAGTTGGTCTCCGCGATCAGAACGGCCTGGTCCGTGATCAAGCCGAGGCCCCAGATCGCGTACCACGCGAGCGCGTGCTCTCGTCCGAAGTCGAGAATGCCGCCGTCGCGCAATTCCACCGGAAGCGAGATCGCGTGGCCGAACGCATTGTCGCCCAGGAAGATCGACTGGTAGACAGTCTTGCCGCCCGCATTGGTGACCTGCTTGACCTGCGTGGTCTCGATGAACACCGTGTCCGCGATCCGGCCGATCTCACCCAAAAGGAAGTTCCCCGGGGCCGCGTACTTGGTCACCTCTATGAATTCGGGATCATCACGCAACTTGCGGGACTGGTGCGGGTGAATGAAGCAGACGTAGGTCTCGCCGAGACGCGGGACATTCTTCGTCGCCAACGTTTCGACCGCGTCCTTTACCAGGGCCGTGGTGAAGTCGTAGGTGCCGTCCAGAGCGTCCGTGGAAGTCACGGTGGTGCCGTGGCCGTAGACGCCCATGCCGCTCATCGCGGACGCAGTGGCGTACTTGTTGTAGCCCCAGATCTTACTAGTTGCCTGAAGCAACGTGTCTCGGGCTGACTGGTCGAGGTAGAGAGCCATGTTGCGTCCGAGCAGGCGCGATGCGCTCGCCATGACGTCGTCGAACGAGGCGTTCAACAGCAACTCGGAGACCGCGACGGCGTAGCCGTGCTCGGCGACGGTGATGGAGAACTGCGAGGCCGAAAGGGCGTTGGTCTGCATCCGGACGCCTTCAACCAACTGGCTGGCGGCACCCAGGTTGTTGTAGCGCATGAAGTTGATCGTCAGACCAGGCTGAACGCCCAATTCGGTCTTCTTCACCGCAAACTGCTCGAACCGAAGAATCGGCATCGACTGGAACAAAATTTCCTTGCTCCAGATGGTCTGAATGGCCGCACCGAGAGTGCTGTTGGCGCCCGAGTAGTTCGTCGGGGAGGCCGACAGGTTCGGGGTACCAGTGATCGCGCTTGGCATACTTGGATTTCCTTAGTTACGGGTACTCGACCGAATTACGAGTACAGTCCACGCTGGTTCTGGGCTGCCTGACCGACGCCCAACTGGCCCCGAATCTTGGCGTACTCCGACATCGGCATGTCGCGGAGGTCAGAAAGGGAGTACGACTTAGTGCCCGGATCGGTGTCCATTGGTCCCGTGGTGGAATAGCCCGTGGGGCTCACACCGCGCATGGAAGCACGCTGCTGAATAGCAGCCTGCTGGACCGATTCCAGAATAGCCTGGGTCTTCGCCTTGACTGTAGCGATAGAGGCTTCGACCTCCTCCGGCGAATTACCACCGACGAAGTCGAGAAGTTCGGGAGCGATCTCGTTGGTCTCCTCACCAACGCGACGCTGAATGTACGTCTGGAGGTTGTTGAACTCCTGCTCCTTGGCGAACAGGGTGCGTTCCTGCTCACGCTCACGCTCGATCTGCTCGAAGCGGGTGTTCCACTCCTGCTCCTTGACCGACAAGAGGTCCTTGGCGGACAGGTCGTCCTCCGCCTTGCGCTTCGCCTCGGCCTGGGCCTCCTGGCGGTTGCGCTCCTCCTGGGCCTGGGCCTCCTCGCGCGCCTTGCGCTGGGCCTCGATCTCGTCCAGGAACTTCTTGTTCTGGTCCTCGACGGTCTGAAGGCGCTTGTACAACTTGTCCTTCTCCTCCGACCGCGCCCGCTGGATGTCCTCGGCGGTGAAGCGCGCCTCGGCCGGGGTGGGGGCAGGCGTCTCGACGACAGCGGCCGGGACGACGACAACGGGGTCGCCGCCCTCGCCGGGCTGCGGAGCACCACCTGCGATGGCGTGGATCGGACGGCCGTCCTTGCGGTACCCGAGGATCGCGTCGGCGGGCACCGAGATGCCCGAGGTATTAAGCGTCATGAGCGACGAACTCCTAGTCGGTGCTTTTGTCCGGGTCGCGGCGAAGCCCAGCGCGTGGGCCGTACGCCTGTGTCACGATTTCGTTAGTCATCTTCTGAATCTCGGGCGCTGTGATGTTGCCGAGTTCGACACCACCGGGAAGCGTCACCGGATTCGGACCACCAGGCTGCGGGCCGACGGGATTCCCATCGGCATCAGTCTGGGGTGCAGGCGCCTCCGCCCCATCGGGCGGCATTCCCGTCAGTTGCAGAATAGTCGAATCGATCTGCGCCTTTAGCATTCGAAGAGCGCCCTGCTGTTTGGCGTCCTCGATCTGCTCCTCGAATATCTCCCGCACCTTCTCGTCCGGGAACTCCTCGCCCAAGTCGTGGAGGGCTCCGCGCATGGACTCAAGGCCCATGGACATCTTCGCCTGGATCTCGTTCAACTTGATGAGGGTGTCGACCGGGAGAGGGGCTGGCCATTCACACTCGGTGAAGTAGGCCATCGGGTCGAGAACGTCGACCATCGGCGGCTGGTCATCCTTCATGATGCCCTCGGTGGACGGGTCATACAGCCGGGATTCCGGCTCGAAGGTGAACAGCGTCTTGAGGATGAGTTCGTTGATCTTCTGGAGACCGACGGAGTACTGCATCTTCTTCTGGTCGTAACGGGACATCATCGGCCGGTACATGATGGCCAAGGCCACGCCCGACGTATTCGACGCGGGCTGCATCTGACCGAGTGCCGTTTCCGGAACACCCGTGATCTCGTGCATCGAGCGCTTGATCATTTCCAGGTACTGAAGCGGCCCAGCGAGATCGACGCCATTCTCCAAGTTGTACACCTGGGCGTCCTTGGGAAGTCCGCCCCACACCTTGCGTGGGCCTTTCTCAAGGTTGCTTGCTTTAGCGCCGCTGATGATCGTTACGGGGGCCGCATGGTAATTGATGATGTCGCTGATATCCGTCGCCTTCTCGTTGTACTCACGGTTCAGCGAGATGATGTCGGCGATGTCCGACAGACCCCACGGAGAACCCGAGACCTGAGAATTGGCGATGTGCACGACCGGAATGGTGCCGAGAGGGTTCGGCCGGGAGTCGATCAACTCGTCATTGAGGTATTCCTCGATCGTGTCGTCCGTCAGCACCTCAACGTAGGTGTATACGGAACGTGTGCCGTCCTCGCCGGTCGCCCAGAAGCGGTACTTCAGTTTGAAGCGGATCAGACGGTCCCGGTCGTGGGGGTGCCACTCCGGGAAGCAGAAGGAGGAGTTCAGGGGAAGGATGCGAACGCGCCCTGCGTGTGGTTGTCCCTGGTTATCTACGAATCCGGGCTCGTACGCGACCTTCACGAAGGAGTCGCCGGAGATGCCGCCTTGCTGGCCCATCTCCCACAGCAGTTGCTCCTTGCGGTTGTCGACCTCCCAGGCCCTCTTCAAAAGGCCGGGGATGATGTGCTCGTACTGCTTCACGCTCTTGAAGTGGACGCCCCTTCCGAACGTGAAGTTGTTGATGTAGTCGGCGAAAGCCTTCACGTAGTTAAACGTGATCTGAGCCTCGCCCGCTTCTCTCCGGTATCCCCAGTGATGACCCAGGTAGTATGCGAAGTTCTGGGAGTACCTATTGAGGCGAGGGCCGTGCACCTCAAACTCCTCGTCGGCCAATTCGACAAGGCCGAGAGGAGAGATCGACACCGTAAGGTCCGACCCCGAAGCCCGCATGCTGGGGCTCGCGAATGAGATTGCACCGCTCATGGGTAAACGACTCCGACTTTAGATCTCGACGATGCGCGTGGGCGCGAGGGAACGGGCAGACTTCTTCGCTGCCCGGCGGCTCTCGAATGGATCCTCACCGCGCTGCACGACATTGCCGTTGGGCAGAACCTCGTGCAGGACGTACTGGCGGCTCTTGGAACCGTCCTCGGCCTCTACGGGAATGCCGCGCACCAGATAACGCTCGTTGATCAGGTGCTTCCCAACGGTCTCCCCCTTGGAGAGAGGCAGCTTGGGAAGCACCTCATCGACGGACGCCTTCGGTGTCCTGCGGCGGTCGTGGAACGCAACCATGGATCAGTCGTCCACTACCGCCGGGGAAAGCCGCTCGTAGCGACTACCGTTGCGCACGACCTCCTCGTAGGAGACCGCCGCGTAGTCGGAGAACGAGCCGTGCGAGAACTCTCCGAGATAGGTAGGCGCCTCGACCCATGAGGCAGAGCCGACGTGAACTCGCTCGGCCATGGTCTCCTGCGGGTACTTCTCGTACACATTCGCGTTGTGATTGGGCCTACCCGGGGCGGTGAGGTACCCCTGCATGACGCCCTTGGTGAACTCGTTCGGGACGTCGGTGTCCGTCGCGACACCCTCCTCGAAACGGAGAGGACCGCGACGGTTGGTATTAAGCGCGTTCTTGCGCTCGTAGACGGTGCCGACACGCTCCTGGAACTGCGGGTCGGGTGCGAGGTTTCCAGCCATTCCGTAATCCTCTTCTGATAGCGAGGGAACGCTATAAGCGTAGGAGGATTACGGAAGGCGTTGTTAATGCCGCTAAGCGCGGGGCAGCGAGAAAAGGCTTACGGGAGAAACCGTCGCGGCCGGGAGAGCGATGTCGTACTCGTCGCCGCCCGGGAAGCACTCCTTAACGTGCCAGGTGAATCCCGGGGTCACGCCGGATACGTCGGTAGCCAGCAGGTCTACGCTCAGCGCTCCCCGCTCGATATGCACGTCGACCTCGCGCAGCCACACGACAGTGTCTCCGTCGGTTACGCGCTGCACGGAGGGGTGGAAGCGCACCACGGAGCCGTTGAGGGCGTGGCCGTGATCGTCCACGTACTTCGCAGTGACGGTGACAGCGATGAAGTTCTCAGGGAGGGACGTGGGGGCCGTCTCGGGCCCCGCCACGGTGGACGGCCGCTGCGCGGTCCACCCGATGGCATTCCATTCGTCGGTCATTTTGTTCCTTAGCGCTGGAAGGGAGAATTGGAAACTTCGACCTCGGGCATCGTGTAGTCCTTGGTGAGGACGCAAGCGAGTGCCAGGGAGTCCGCGTAGTCGTCGTGTGCGTCAGCCGCGCGAGGGGCTTCTGCGAGGACGTACGGCCCTTCGAATTTCTTCTCCAGATCTTCCATCTGCTGACGGAAGCGCTTGTAACTCTTCAGGCGCCGGGTGTAAGCGTGAGCAGGCCAGG